TCAAATATTTTTTCAAAATTTTCTTCCATCTTTGTTTTTTTCATACTATGGCTCATCAATAGTTGTTATAAAACCGTAATCATCATCTGATTCAATTGTACTTCCCGACACTGTAAAATCAGCGTTGGATGTAGGTTGTCCATTAGCTGTAAGTCCAGGATACACACTTACCCTTTCAACAGCTGATGCATCAGGCAAGTCTGCAGCAAAGTTAGCTATTGATCTTCTAATTAAACCAGTTGTTGATGTAGGACCAAAAATATAACCTTTCATCATAAAGTTCAAGTTCCATATCAAAGCTCTTCTTGTATCAAAACTACCTTCATACGTGTCCTCCAGACTAACATCGGTCAATACACAAGGAACATCATATGTCAAATTCATCTCTGGAACGAGATTTATTGAATTTGTCCACTCTGGTTGAAAGTACGGTAGTATTTGTTCAAGAATTTGTGTTCCATCATCTGCATGCTTGACAAAAACACTCATTTGAAAATTAATATCGTACGGGACAGGTCTGTATTGAGTTTTGTAAACAGTATTATCACCCCGTGGCACGTTTGCATGTTTTTGTGTTGAAGGCAGTTTTCTGTCAGCTGCATAGGTCATAGCTGTCATTTCAAACCCTATTCTTGGCAATGAAATAGCAACATCTTGATCAAAATTAGGATCTTGTGAAAGCCTTACTAGAAACTTTTCTTTAGGACCATATGCTATGGGTACTTTGAGTGTTTGTATTCTTTCGTTATTTTTATTGAATCTTTGTAAATATATACCGTTAAACATATTACCAAAAACGATAACATATTTTCGCAGAGTTCCGTGATAGAATGTTCTTCCAAACATATTAGTACCTGTCTATCTCACCAAATGGGTTGATTTCACTAAAATCCAGTATGTTATCAGCTTGAGTCTGGAAGAACTCGTTGTTAGCAGACTTATCAGTTGTTTCAATAGTATATTCTTGTAGTAACGTACCGCCATCTTCAAGCTGTGCAACACCAGTTCCATCTTAAGAGTGAATTGATATCCAAGCGTATCGAGGCTGTAAGTTGATTCAATAACATCAATTTCAGTGTTACCAGTACTAATTCGCTCTGAACTGTATTCAAACAGCTCACATCGAACGTCATATGTTTGAAGTCTACCAGTTTGATAAAATATTTGCTCGTGTTCCACAAACTTAATTTCAAATATTTTACTAACCATTGGGAAGTATATTAGATCTCCTTCCTGCGGTCTGTTTATTGTATTGAGATAATCATCACCTTCAAGCATCATAGCTTCGGTGTCTTGACTACCTGTTAGATATTGTCTCGAAGGAGTGTTGTTATCTCCTGATTCAAATATTAAATTGTATCCCACTTGCGTCATCAACTTAGGAGATGTTATTGCTTGATCGAAACGCTTTCTAGCAACTGTGAATGTAATTTGATCTCTTATTTCAAGACCAAATCTGGAGAGTAGATCACCTTCACCTTCGAAGCCTTCCACATTTTTAATGTACATCTCTATATCAATAGCTTCATCAAATTTGGATAGAACATCTTCTCCAAAAAGATTGTCAGTGTTAACACGAGTCCGCGGAAGATACTTGACATTGTGACCATATATTTTGATAGCCTCAATAGTCAGATCTTCAACTAGATCTTGTTCCCTTGCGTACGCAAAGTTATTGAAATATACGTTAGTAGACATTTTAACCTATCATGTCATGAACTGGCAGACTATAGCTAGAAATCATTTCATCTTCCAATTTCATTATAGCTTCTTGTGCCTCTTCATATATTTTCTGGCCATTGAAAGTAAGACCACCAGGCATTTGCAAACCTTCGAATTTTTTAAGATTGTCACCCCATTGACGTTTAAAAAGCTGGGTGGTATATCTTAGTAACCATCTGTCGCTATACATATCGGTATTTACATTTGGATCTATAACTTGATACGAATCGAGAATAATATAATCCCCTACAGGTATTTTGTCGCTCCACGAGGTATCGATATAAACTCTATCATTGTGACGATTGTATCTGATTGGCTGTTTACCCACAAAGGTCTCCTCAAGCATATTAACATGAGTCATGGCCATTGTATAGGGTACTATTGATGCTTGCAACAGATCGTACAAGTCGTTTAGATGAATTTGATATCGGACATTGAACAGATTGTTTACAGAATAAGTGCCCCCGAGAACAAAACATCCAGTGACTCCAATAATACTCTCAGGAACTGTTATGTATCCGTTAGTCTGATCTTGAGCAGTGCAGACATGCTTGTAGAATACGCGCTCTGTACCATCAAAATGATAGTCTCTGTAATACGCGATTGCTTCGTCGATACGATCTTCTAGTTGTTCGTCATCAACGTTAATATCAACAACCGGTTTACCTAGATTACGTAAGCACCATTCTTTAAGTCCGTCTCTTGTGGTAGGTTTAGCCATAGCACATCCTCTTAATGATGTACTATTTATAATAGAGAGATGTGCACTACTTCATAGTAAGAAACATTATGTTGTCGTCCGACGCAACGCTACCTGCATTGTAATTGTTTTGCAGATCCTGCTCAAGCTTCTCAATGTAAAATTTTGCTGCAGCTTCGTCATCTTCTCCCTCAATGTGTTTTAGCCTTGCTGACTCGAGAAGTCTAGAGACTCTGTTATTGAGATCAATTTGATCTTCTGTCATTTGAGATAAGTTGTAAACTTTTCCTCGAATGTGTATTTCATCATTAGAATTATGCATACTTCACCATTAGTTTTTTCAATTTACTAAAATTTTGTGTTATTAACTTAGCTTTATTTTTTATAGGTTGATATATTTTTTTTCTACCAACATATGGACTTAAAACATCATAAGGAAACATGAAAGCCGAATCTATGTTGTCGCTCAAAGCATTTTCTTCAGAAAGATTTATCAATCCTGCATGTTTAGTTATCCATGCGTTACGTTGTAACATGCAATACGGTTCAGCTATTTTTGACATTACCGCATCGTCTTTTGCATTTAAGTTATATGGTAACAGATCTATCTGTCTATTGTCAACGTTTGTTGAATTAAAATAACTCACGTTAATCAAAGCAACATCATTATCATAATCATATGGATTACTTATTCCGTTCCAGTAATATGCTTTGTCATAACCTTTTTTCAAATAAACACCCGGGTATTTTTTTGAAAGCATTATTCTATCAGCGCGCATTAATATTCTATTTAAATAATGGTCAAATTTTTTAGTAAAAATTTTTATAGAACTTCCGCGCAATACTAAAACATGATGGCTGTTGTACTTGAACAAATCTAAATAACCTTGATCAATAATTTCCCACTCTATGTTGATTGAATTATTTTTGAGAGATTTTATTGTAATATCAAGATGCTCATTTCTTTCAATCAAAATTTTCATCTTTGTTTCTCATAAAATAATTAAAAGACTGGAAAAAATTAAACAATCTTTCCTGAAACTGGTACTCAATGCTTATTATTCCGGAATATTTGCAAGAGATCAACATAAGCAACTTCTCTTTTTCATAATTTGTAGCTTTGTATATTGTCTGAAAACCTCCAAATTTTTCAGGTGAATCGATTTTTTCAACACTGCTGACCTCTTTATCAAGAAGCATTCCTATTATACCAAGTTCTGAATTTGTACAGCAATAGATCCTGTCGCAGCCTTTTAGCATGTCAAAGCCACTCGCTCTAATGTCAACAACGTTGCGATCACCAAACTCATGCTTCAACATTTCGATATGATATCTTGTTGTTAAAGGATGTGGTTTTACCTGTCCACCGTTAGAAACTATTTCACGCACAGCATCATAATCAAGATAATTTCTTTCTAATAGATTTGTACCTGGTAAAAAAACTATGTCAGTCGGATAATTTTTACCTGTCTTTGCGTTTAAATGATATTTGTCGTCAAGACCATTTATTATTTTGTTAACAACTTTCTGATCTATACTTGGTTTGATAGAAATAATATTTCGAAAATGTGTATATCCTATTATGGAGTTAGTAGGCCGAAAACACACACAATTTGATAGAAAATCTGTATATGAAAAGCCAGTTAAGATTGGAATATCAAAATCGTCTCTTTCATCCTTTGTGTCCCACCATATATCATACGCAACAGGTAACGTGTTCCACATCTTTGGAATATGTTTTGTTGCATTGGTGTATTTTGAATTGTGAGTAGAACGTATTACTGCGCGTGACTTGAAAAAATGTGTAACGCTATCGCCTACAACTTCGTTATTCGATAACTTTTTCAGTTTTTTCTGTATCACCGTAGGACAACTCAATATTATTTAGACGGGTGGTGTGCTCGTACATATGCTCAATGATAACATCTAAAGTATCCTCAAGACGGTTCTCAAGGTCCTTTATTTGTTTACGCAATGTATCTATAGTTTTTTCAACGTTTTCACTAGACATAATGATCTCACAAAATTATAATTATACACTACATACAATTATAATTCAACCCAATCTGTACCATTCCAATATATTGAATTGTAATCAGATGTTTGATTAACATTGGTTTGACGATAAGACCCGGCTGGCAAGATAGTGTATCTCAAATATTCAGTATACTGCGTAGATCTATTTGTTTGCACTTGCGTAGATCTTGAGGTAGACCTCGACGTAGACTTCGAGGTCGGTTGTTGCACAGGTGTAGTAAACGGTTGCGGCTGCTGAACAGGCTGTGGTTGTGGCTGTTGAACAGGCTGTGGTTGTGGCTGCTGAGCAGGCTGCGGTTGTGGCTGTTGAACAGGCTGTG